CGCCGCGACGTGGAAGAGCGGCCTGACGGGCGCTGCGGGCGCCAAGGTGGACTTCGGGGGCCTGTACGACCCGGGGGAGGCGAGCCTGCCCACCCTGTTCCTGACCCTGCTCCCCGGGGTCCTGACCTACTGTCCCGTCGGCGGGGCTGCGATCGGTGACCGGGCACGCCTGGTATCGGCCATCGAAGCCGCCTATGCCGAGTCGAGTCCCGTCGGCGGGGCGGTGGCCGTCAAGGGTTCCTTCACGGCCGATGGCACGGTGGGTTTCGGTGACGTGCTCCACCCACTGGCAGAGGACACGAACACGACGACCGGGGCCGACCGGGATGACGGGGCCGGCAATGCGCCGTCGTCAACCGGCTGGACGGCCCACCTGCACGTCACCGCGGTGGACGCCGGATCATGGGTCGTCAAGCTGCAGGACGCGGCGACGACCGACTGGACCGACGTGACCGATGGGGCCTTTACCGCGGCTACCACGGCGACCTCGCAGCGGCTGCAGTCCGCGGCGATCACGACTGACCTTCGGCGCCACGTCCGCTACGTGGCCACCCGGACCGGCGGCTCTGCCGGTGACGGCATCACGTTCTTCCTGGCCTACAGCCGGAACAAGTAGGAGATCCCCATGGCCTTCCGCCACGGCAAGAACGCAGCACTGACCGTCAACGCTGGCGCCCTTGCCGCCTTCCTGACCAACGTTGACCTCTCGATCGACCTCGATACCGCCGACACGACGACCTTCGGGGCGACGTGGAAGACGGCCGTTTCGGGCGTTCCCGGAGGAAAGATCGACTTCAGCGGCAACTACGACCCGACCGCCACCACGGGTCCCGGGGCGATCCTGTTCCCGCTGGTCACCGCCGGTACCGCCGTCACCGTGCTGGCCTACCCGGGCGGCACGGCATCCAATCAGATCCTGTACACGATCACCAGCGGCGGGATCGTGACCAGCTACGCCGAGTCCAGCCCCGTGGGCGGGGTCGTCACGTTCAAGGGTTCCATTCAGGTGGTGGTCCTGCCCGTTCGGACGGTCATCTAGTCATGGCCCTCCCGATCGCGCCTCTCGCCACGGCCACGGTGGAGATCGCCGGCACCGTGGTGGAGTACCACGCCATGTCTCGCGCCCAGGCCCTCAAGCTGAACGGGCTCACGGGCCGGGAGAACGAAGCCGAGATCCTGATCCTGACCTCGGGCACCGGCTGCACGGAGGACGAGGCCCAGGCGTTCCGTGAGGGCAATGACACCGACACCGCCGGCCTCCTGATCGACGGCATCCTCGTGCTCTCCGGACTGGCGACCGACTTCCCAAAAACGTAGGCCAGGACGTGTACGAGCGGGCGTTCATGGAAGGGGAGATGGACGCGTTTGACTTCGCCCTGGCAGAGAAGCTGCACATGAGCGTCAAGGCGATGCGCGAGACCCTCGGCAATGACGAGTACCTCGCCTGGCGGGCGTTCCACGTCTACCGGGCGGCCATGCGCGAGCTTGAACAGGAGCGTCCGAGATGACGCACCACGGTCACATCGTCCCGGGAGTCGTGCCGCTCACGGCCGAAGAGGCCGCCTGCAGCGTGTGCAACCCGATGCCGCAGTACTTCGGTGCCGCCGGCACGGAGGGCCCCGAGGGCCCGGCTGGCCCCACTGGCCCGGAAGGTCCCCAGGGCCCGTCAGGAGCCCCAGGAGCGACGGGGGCGCAGGGAGTGGCCGGAGACACCGGCCCCCAGGGTTTGCAGGGCTCTACGGGCCTCACAGGGGCGCAGGGTGCTGACGGTATTCAGGGTCCGTCCGGCCTTGCGGGTGCTGACGGTGCTGACGGACCCCAGGGACCGGCAGGTGCCGACTCCACCGTGCCCGGTCCGGCGGGAGCCGACGGTGCCCAGGGGCCAGCCGGCGCGGACGGCGCCCAGGGCCCCCAGGGAGACCCGGGCGGCACGTTCACGTCCGCCGACATGGTCAACCTCGTGTACCCGGTGGGCTCGATCTACGCCTCGGTCGTCGCCACCAACCCGGCGACCCTGTTCGGCGTGGGCACCTGGGCCGCCTTCGGGGCCGGTCGCGTGCTGGTCGGGCTGGACGCCGGGGATGCCGCCTTCGACACGGCCGAGGAGACGGGCGGCGCGAAGACTCACACGCTGACCTCGGCCGAGATGCCCGCCCACGCCCATCCCCAGACAGCTCCCACGAGCGCCAGCGGCGGGGCCATCAAGTTCGCCATCGACACCAACGCCAGCGGTGCCGTGACCGACGGCAACGCGACCGGCAGCACGGGCGGTGGCGGGGCGCACAACAACCTGCAGCCCTACATCGTGGTGCGGCTGTGGAAGAGGACCGCTTGATGGCCGACGTGGAAGTGATCGGGCTGCGCGAGCTGACGAAGGCGCTGCGGCAGGTTGACAAGACGCTGGCCAAGGATCTCCGCGGGGCGTTCAAGGCCATCGCCGATCACGTTGTCGGCGTGGCGCAGCAGCGGATGCCCTTCGGCTCGGGTACGGCCGCCAAGAGCCTCAAGCCGCGGAGCACCGACCGGGGCGCCACCATCAACTTCCCCCGGGGCGGTCCCGGGTCCCGGGATGACAAGGCCGGCTACTACCCGTGGCTGGACTTCGGTGGCGGCAAGGCCGGGGCCCGGGGCATCACGTCGTCGTCTCCGGTCGCCCATGCCAAGTCCACGGGCGGCTTCAAGCGCGAACTGGTGCCGGGTGGCCGCTACCTGTACCCCGCGATCGGTGAGTCTAGGTCGTATATCGCCACTGAGGTTGAGAAGGCCATCGGCGAGATCGCCCGGAAGGCGGGGTTCACATGAGCCGCGACCTGACCATCCGCATCCTCGGAGAGTCCAGGGACTTCAACCGCGCCGTGGACGGGGCGATCACGAAGACGGAGGGGATCACCGGCAAGCTGCGGGGCGTGGGCAAGGGCATGGTCCTGGGTGCCGGCATCGGCGCGTTCAACCTGCTGACCAGTGCCATCGACCTCGGGATCTCCAAGCTGGGTGAGGCCGCGGAGGCGTTCCGGGCAGACGAGACCTCCCAGAAACTGCTCGCCCAGGCCCTCAAGAACAACATCGCCAACTGGGATGGCAACACCGCCGGAGTGGAGGCCTACGCCACGGCTCAGGCCAAGCTCGGTTTTGCGGATGATGAGGTACGGACCTCGATCGGCACCCTAATCGGCGTCACCCACGATCTGACGGAGGCCCAGAAGCTCAACTCGCTCGCCCAGGACCTCGCCCGGGCCAAGGGCATCAGTCTCGAGCAGGCTACCGACGCGGTGTCCAAGGCCGCCCAGGGCAACGGCCGGGCCCTCAAGAGCCTCGGCATCGACATCACCGGGGTGACCGGTGCGGCCGGGTTCCTCGATGCCATCCAGAAGAACGTCACCGGCTCCGCGGAGACGTGGGCGAACCTCAACGAAGGCAAGCTCGCGGTGTCCAACGTGGCTGTGGGCGAGGCCATGGAAAAGGTCGGCAAGATCGTCAATGACGTGGGCCAGGTGGCGGCCCCGATCCTGGCCGAGGCCCTGACCGTGCTGGTAGACGTGCTGGGGGCCGTGTGGGAGGCCATCGGCCCCATCGTGGGCGAGCTCGTCAACGCCCTGCAGCCCGCCTTCAAGGCCATCGGCCCCGTGGCGTCCCGGGTGTTCGGGACCATCAGGGACGTGGTGACGCAGCTCACCCCGGCCTTCCGGATCGTGTTCGGCGCCATCGGCACGATCATCTCCGGGGCGATCACGTTCTGGGGCGGCCTGTTCGACGGCCTGATGGTCGTCCTCGGCGTGCTGGGGGATGCCTTCCGGGCCGTGGGCACGGTCGTCGGCAGGGTGTTCGGCGCCATCGCCCCCATCGTGCGGGGCGCCATTAACTTTGTGATCGGGGCCGTCAACGGGATCATCCGGGCCATCAACGGGCTGCAGATCCACGTCCACATGGACACGCCCGTCGGGTCTATCAACTTCGACTGGGGCGGCCTCAACCTGCCGCACCTGCCGTACCTGCACGCTGGTGGCGTGGTGCCCGGAGCCCCCGGGTCCGATGTGCTGGCTGTCCTGCAGGCTGGCGAGCAGGTGGCGCCGGCCAATGCCCGCCCCGGGCTGACCGTGATCGTCAACGGCAACATCTACGGCCCGAGCGGGGTTGACGAGCTGATGGACATGATCGCCATCCGCCTCGACCTGGACGGGGTGTAGGCCGTGGCCCTCGCCATCACGATCGACGGCACGGACCGGGTTGCGTACCTGCAGGACGGCACGCTGTCGATCACGACGACTGCAGGGGCGCGGCCGGGCCGCTGCGGTTTCGTGCTGATCGGGTTCACGCCGGTCCTGCTGCAGACGTGCGTGATCGCAGACGGGGCGACGACCTACCTCGATGGGCAGATCCGGGGGGTGTCCCTCAAGGAATACAAGCCGGGAGTGTGGTACGCCACGATCACCGCGTATGACACCCAGTCGGCCCCCTCCCCTTCCCCCGGACCGTTCTCCCTGTCCGACGTGACGGGCGCCGAGACCTACGAGGCCATGGTCCCCGTCCAGATCAACCCCTACGCCTGGTGGCGGCTGGGGGAGGCGTCGGGCACCAACGCCGTTGACGAGGAGGGGGTGCAGAACGGCACCTACGTCAACGCCCCGACGCTCGGCGTGGCCGGGGCACTCGACAACCCTGACACGGCCGTGACGTTCAACGGCACCGACGAGGAGGTCACCCTCGGAAGCGCCGTCCTGCTGGCCGGGCAGACCAACTTCAGCATTGCCGTGTGGGCGAAATCATCGAGCGGCAACGCCACGCAGACGATGTACTGCGAACGGCACGCGACGACGGGGAATGCCATCATCCGATTGGTGCTCGATGCCAACGGTCGGCCCGTGTTCGTGTACAAGGACAACGCCGGCACGCAGGACACCGTGACCC